CAGCACTTTATGGGTCGTGCTTTTCGTGGGATCAACCCAAGTGACACATCTATCTTCACGATAGTGGCCATACTCCAAACTATAATACTCGAATTTTGTTCCGAGAATTAGTTAGTTCGACGAAAAGTAGTTTGGAACCTAGTTATGGTAATTCGTAAGTGTGTATGTCGCTCGCCGGGTGGGCAGCATGACTGAGAACAGGTAGTTCTTCTGGATTTTCCAGCTGGACGGACCGCGACGCTGAGTCAACTGGCCCTGTGGCTTTAAACCCTTACACATCTAATTCTGGGTTGGTTACCCTTGAATTTCTGGTGTTAAACTAGATTCTTATAACTCCTAATTTTAAACAAATAAATTTTAGAGTTAACGACGTTTCTCTTAGGCTAGAGAAAAAGTGCTCGCTTGTATCAGCACTGGATACGGTCAATAAAACCCAAATCCGAACCTATATCAGAAAGTTCGGTCTTAGTAGCCAATATGGTGGTGTACTTGCTCGTACATACCATGAGTTGACTAAGGTCCTATCAACGCGTATCCATAACTTTGTGAGGGAAGCTCCCTTCACGATCACAGAAGAGCTTGTTAGCTCTTCCCCACTTATTAAGTGGGCTCATGCTTGTCTCTCCGGTTTTAACAAAATATACTGGAAACCTAACATCCTGGACAACAAAATTGTACCTCAACATCAGGTTCAGTTAGACAAGCTGTGGAAGCAGGCCATTAACCATGGCTTACGAGCTCGGCGTGTGCTGGAGTCGACCATTACTTTGTGTGGTCTTCAGACGCCCGGCTTCCATAATCTCGATTTATCAACACAATCCTGGAAAAAATGTTTAAATACATTCCAAGAAAAATACGTGTATCTTTGGTTCCTCGGTTTAGCAACATCATTTATGAAATTTCACACTGCGTGTTTCTTCACGCGGGTATGTCCCGATGCTACTAACGAGAGACCGAAGGTGCCTTTCGCTTCAAAACTCTTCGATAAACCTGGTCTTTTCCTTACAGGAATTGGCTTTGTATTTCTACGATTCCTCGAATCTCGAGGGGATCCACAGGTAGGTTCGACCTTTCTTCATTTGAAGAGGGGTCTCCCACCTGTTCATCCCTTCGAGCTTCAACAAGCTACATCTGACTGGTATAAGTTATTAACTAAACCAGCCGGTTGTATCTTGAGAGGCGATGAGTTTAATCTACCTGATTCCTTTAACTATCCTCGTGATCTTACTGAGTTTAAAAACCTTGGTAAGGGTCAGAAGCGATTGATTTTGATGAACGAATGTCGTCGAACAGTTAGAGAACTGTTTGATCATCATCCTTTAAACAAGACGAACCTGGGAAACTTAAAAGTTCCTTCTCAATCGTCCCATGTTGAATTTAGCAGATTTAAGGGTGGTGCGTTCATGAATATTTGGCAAGACTATCGTAAGACACGTAGTTCTGTCGATTATCAACGTATATATAATCAAGACTTTTCCTTAGAAAGGGAAAGTGATTGTCACGGTCGTAAGAAAGTCGATCAGCTATTGATGTCACTTCGTCTACAAAAGAGCAACGATCCGCTATGCCACGCTGGCATGGAGTATTGTGGATATTCGGTTTACCCGAAACAATATAGTAGTTCTACTCCACTTCCAGAACGGAAGTCTGAGTTTAACTATGTTTCGAGTGATTCGCGTATTAGCTTTACCCCTTACCAGTATTTATTGTGGTTTGCAGATCATTCTGGTCTTGAGTGTAGACAGTGTCATGTTAGTTGGTTGGCTGACCTTATTGGTCATTGTATCAATAACTGTGAACGTTCATCTGAAGTCTCCCCTGTTGCACTTCCTGAACCTCTGAAAGTTCGCCTTATCTCGAAAGGGCCTACTTATCGCTATTTTCTTGGTTCTACTCTTCAGAATTGGATGTGGAGTGTTCTTCGTGAACATCCCACATTCAAACTGATTGGTGAGCCTTGTACAAGTGAATTCTTGGACTCTCGTCTGGGCCTTTTGGGTCCGGGTGAGCTGTTCTTGAGTGGTGACTATAAGTCTGCGACAGATCTTTTAGATCCGTCAATGTCTTTAGCTTGCTGCGATGAGTTGTCCCTATTGGGGTCACTTGGTGACTTTTGGTCAGATATTCTTTCTGTTGGCTTGGTTGGCTCAACCTTGGTTGAGCCGGCTGACCTCGGGAAGGAGATTGTTTACGGTGATAATCCTCGTTTCTTTGAATTTAATCGTACTGATGATAAGCTTATTCAGACCTGGGGTCAACTCATGGGTTCTCCCATGAGTTTTCCGATTCTCTGTTTAGTTAATGCATCTATCAACAGATATTTTTACGAGCTTTCAACTACTAGTTACCATAGAATTAACGGCTACACGTTAGATACTAGTACTTCCTTGGATGGATTGTGTTGTAGGATACCCAAACTATTAAGGTATCGTCTTGATCAAGTACCAATGTTGATCAACGGTGATGACATATTGATGAAAATGAAAGGAGCATATTACGATGAGTGGAAAGAATTTGTGAACTTGGCGGGACTTGTCCCGTCTATTGGCAAGAATTACCTCAGTAATAAGTATGTCATTATTAATAGTACTTTGTTCACTTACAGTGTTAGTGACCTTGGTAACGCAAATTTCGTTACTAGACCTTATTTTAATACTGGCCTTCTTCATCCTCAGTGGAACGATCGTTGTGGAATAGATAGTGATATCTTTTCCCTCGATCCGTGCTGCTGGGATTTGGGGCGGGTTAGTTATGATCTGGTCAAAGGTCACAATCCTGTAATTCAGGATAGAATGATGTCAATTTTCTTAGGAGATCCTCTGGTTCGTGAGCTTCTGCGGAAGGTTCCCGCCGGTGTCTCTTACTACGTTAGTAAGACCCTTGGTGGAGTTGGTTTATTCCCCACACGAGAGAATCTCTTGACATGTGAACAACTTGGGTATTATACCCGCATCGCTACAACCCGTGGCGAGTTCGCCCCCAATTGTCCTGTGACTACTGTGAAACAGTATCACACCTGCAATATCTATGGGGAGGTCGAACATGAAGTTATCGGTGAAGACTGGAATTATGAAACATCCTATCCAGGCCCCGGTACCAATCAGCTATTGGAAGCTTACCAATTTGGTGATTGTGCGGAATTATGGTTTGAAAATCTGAAATATTGTGTATGGCAAAAAGAACATCCTCGTCTCTTGAATGGCGAGTCTGCCAAACGGTTGGGTTTTGAGGCAAGTTGCATTGCGCCTCATTCAACTGGGCTTTTCCGAAGCCACTCGTGTCCTTATCCGGAACGACTTCTTTGTAATTTCCCTTGGAGAAAGCAAACACTTTGTGTTTACGATCGAAGAGGTGACGTAACTTTCGAGTCATTCCGTGGTTTGGTTAAAGAGACAGGCACTGAAGAGAGGCCAGAATCTACGGATTCTGGTTCTGTTATCTCTCCAGTGTTAGAGCATGAGGAGGACCGTTCTTTTTCAGATTTCACTTCACATCGTAAACCTATCGATGTGGTAGATGATGATTCAGACCTAGAGAATATGAGTAGTGATCCAGCTTTTGTGCGAATTATTGATAAGATCTTTCAAGATCTTATCGGCGCCTAAGACTATTCAGGATTGGCTATCCTGGAGCTGGGAGGATGAGGTCCGACAGGTTGGTAATCCAAGTATCTCTGATCCATCGACGGTGTATGATGCGTTGTACATCCGGTATGGTGTTGTTGAACTTGGAACCTGGCTTGTTGGGCTTTTGGTCGCCCAAAGGCACATTGATAC